CTTGAAACAGATTCATTGGAAAGTACTAAGGTCATTATAGAAAATAATATAAAAAAATATCTACAAGAAATTAAACCAGGTGCAGCCGTAAAATTAAAGGAATGTGAAGCTATAATCACCAATACAGAAGGGGTTACTGACTTTAAAGGAATAAAATTAAATGGCAAAGTAGAGAATGTTATAACCTCAGATGAAGAAAAAATAATATTAGGGGAAATAATCTATGAATAGTTATGGATATATAAGAGAGTCTTTACCAGAATTTTTATTTGATGATGAAGTGTTTAATCAAATTATAGTTTCTATAAGTAATGCATTGAATAGGTTAGATATTGACACTGATGACTTACAAAGACAGTTATTCCCTCAGACATGTACATGGGCAATAGACATATGGGAGGATTTATGTGGAATAAATAATAAAGGCAAGACTATAGAGGTTAGACGAGCTAAAGTAATTGCTAAACTTGCACAAGTAAGCCCTATTACAATAACAAAAGTTGAAAATATAGTTAAAAACTTTGTTAAAGATAGCTATGTTGAAAATATACCAAAACAATATGTATTTAGAATAAATTTAAATGGAGAATTTAACTTTAATATGCAGCAATTAAAAGAAGTTATTGAAGATATTAAACCGGCTCATTTAGCCTATGTAATTAGGTATTTTTTAGAGTATATAGTGTGTTATACAATAAGCGTAACTGCAGATATAAATACTACTATATGCTTTCATAACAGTGCTTATAATATTCCAACGCATTTATTATTAAATGGGTTAGCTGACTTAAATGGAGAATATTACTTAAGTGGAGCTATTAGACCAGATGGAATAAAAAAGACTTTTTACTTTATAACTGAAAAAGCATTTTCTCACCTAGCAGTAAATAATACTATTAATGCTACTATAAATAGTTTTGTATCAGCATTAATTAGAAATAGTACAACTATAAAAGGCAGTGGTGAAATTTATAGATTTAAAGCTTTAAATGGTAAATATAAATTAAATGGTGAGATAGACTTAAGTAATAAAAATATTTTACTACAAAATATATAGGAGGACAGGATATGGCAGGAATTATAACAAGTATAACAACAAATAAGGCAAGGCAAAAGCTCGCTAAGGCACATTATTGTGGTTCGCCAGTACCAAAGTTAGTAATGGCCGGCTGGGGAACTGGTGGGGTCGATATAAATGGAGATGTAATTAAACCCAGTTCAGTTGCTACGCAGGTTGCTGGAGAGATAATAAAAAATAAGATTAAAACCTCAACACTTAGTCAAGATGGATTAAGTGTTATTTTTACTGCTGAATTAATGCCAGGAGAAACTGGAGTGCTTAATCAAAAGATAAGTGCTGTTGGCCTATATGACGAAGAGGGCGATTTAGTTCTTATTAAGAATTTTACTCCAAAACAAATGGATTCAGATAGTAAAATATCGATTGAATGTACTGAAGAATTTTAAGTAGAAGGGAGTGAGTTCTATGGAAAACTTTGATACCAGTAATGCTAAATTTAATGGTGAAGTAAGAAAGCTAGAGATTACTGATCCGTGTCATGCAGATACATTCAACGCTATATTTAATATACTTGTTAATAATGATGTGGCACTTAATAAGAAGATTGAAGAAGATATAAAAAGAGAACTTTCTAGTATACAGGCGGATACAACAGATTTAGTTTTTCAGTTAGCAATGCAAAACTTACTGAACACTTCTAACATGAAACATGTTTTTGTAGATAAAATAGAGAGTAACAATGATGTTAACTTACTTCAAGGTATGTATGGCGGTGGCAAGGTTTATATCTAAAAGGGTTATTTTCTAACAAAATTATAATTTTAAATAACCATGTATGCTAAAATTAATCAGTTAAAATATAATTGAAGGGTGACAATAAGTGGAACCATTAATTTTACAAAAGAAAACAGAAGTACTTCTTAATAAAGAGGTATATCCAGTGCTGCAGAAGTTTCCTAAATCAGAGAAATTTGCACTTTGTCAGGAAATTAAGCAGGCTTTTTATAGAGTTATTAGAAACGTTATGCTTGCTAATAATATAAAAAGAGATAGAATGCACTACTTTCATCAGGTAGATGCAGATCTAAAACTTTTACTAGTGCTATTTTCTATATCTAGAGAACAAAAGTATATAACAGAAAGAAAATGCTTACAGCTCCAAGAGAGAGTAAGTGAATTGGGAAGAATAACTGGAGGCTTAATGAAAGCAGCAGTTAAATAATTTAATATAGGGTTAATTCTGTATGGGCTTCCTATCGTGTTATCCGTGGGTACTCGTCCGCCCGCTATATCAATAACAACAATAGTAATAATACTAACAATAACGTTGGGTGGCGCCCCGCCCTGTAAGATTTTAGATCAATGCGACTACGGTTTCATTGACATGACCCTTAAGTTCAGTCGGACTTAAGTTTGAACTTCAGGGGAGAGTTAATCCTTCACTACGAGAAGTAGTGTAAACACATGAACAATGGCATAATGCCAAGTCTAATCTAAATAGAAAGGAATGCCATTATGTCGAATTATCCTTTATATGATAAAGTTTGTGACTACAATTTACTTAAACAAAGTTACAAGAAGGCACAAAAAGGTAAACGAAAGTACAATAAAGATTCAATTATATTTGACATGGCTCGTGAACGAAATCTTGTAAACCTTTGGCGTGAACTTAAAAATCAAACTTATAAACCTAGTAACTACATTAGATTTACAATTAATAAACCAAAAGAAAGGATTATAAATGCTCCATGTATTCGAGACAAAATAGTTCAACATAGTGTGCACATGGTATTAAAGGAAATCTATGGACCAGTATATGTAAAAAGTACATACGCATGTTTAGATGGGCGTGGTACACATAAGGCTGTTGATAAAGTACAGCACAATATGCGACTTCAGAAATGGCAGAACCAAGAAAACAAGATGCCTGATAATGGATGGATTATAAAAATTGATATTTCAAAATTTTTTTATTCTATTCCACATGATATTTTAAAGAAAATACTTGATCAAAAGATTAAGTATGACCCAAAGTTCCGCAATTTGGTTCACGTAATAATTGATAGCAGTCCTGAAGGCAAAAAAATAGGTATACCATTAGGTAATGTATCATCTCAAGATTTTGCAAATATAGATATGAATAAGGTTGACCAGTATGTAATGCGATACCTTGGTGAGAAACTATATGTACGCTACATGGATGATATTGTTATAGTTGTTCCTACTAGAAATGAAGCTGTAGAAACACTGCAGAAAATAAAATGGTTCGTTGAAGAAAAAATGAATTTGAAATTTAATCAAAAAACAAAAATTTTTCCGATTGATCAAGGAGTAAATGCGTTTGGATTTAAAATTTTTACAACTCACAAATTAGTTAGAAATAAGTCTAAGACTGCTATGAAGAAAAGAATAAAAGCAATGGATAGAAAAGTACAGAATGGAGAAATGTCTAAGGAAGAGGTCCAGCAAAGTGTAAATAGCTGGTTAGGACATGCTAGACATTCTAATAGCTATAATTTATCTAAAAAAATATTTTCTAAATACAATTATATAGAAATAGAAAATCCAAAGTTTAAATTTGGACAGAGAAGCACCCATTACTGAGTGCTTTTTATTTTACTAAAAAGGATGTGAAGTAAATGGCTGATGGAGATGTAATTAAATTAGGTACCTTTTATTTAAATGGCACAAAGCAGGCAAGACCTACTTATCCATGGCAAAACGGTTCTACGCCTTCTAGTGCACCTGGAGCGGGTAATATCCCTACCTATTCAAGTGGAAATATAGAAATAAAGGACACTGATAGCAATGATGCCTATAAAATCAACTGGATAGAGGTAAATGATGGAGGGGGAAAACTCCTAATAGCTGATAGAAACTTATTGGTTAGTGTTTCTTGGGATACTCTAAATTCTCAAGGACTTATAAGCGGGAAAAATATTATCATTGATGGCCAACAGTATAAATTAAGGCTACTTACTGGTGGTAGTAATTATAGAAATGGTAATTATGACGGAGGTACTCCTAATAACAATGAATGGGATAGGATAATATGTAATGAAGGGGGATTTAGTGACCTACCAACTCCTAACTCTAGTGACTTAGATACTAACACAAATGAAACAGATAGAGTGGGGACACATAATGGTAAATGGAATTGGTATTGCTGTTATAGCTGGGTGCAGGAAACATATTCTCCAAACGCTTCCTATCGTGTTATCCGTGGGTGCTCGTCCGCCCGCTATCTCAGTCACAGCGATATTAATTATGCTAACAATAACGTTGGGTGGCGCCCCGCCCTTGAAGTTCTGAATTCTGCCCCTCTGATCTCTGATAATAATAGGGATTTGGGTAATTATGCTTCAGCTTTGGTGAAGAACTATACTATATCTGATTCTGATGGGGATAAAATATCTATTGTTGAGAAATTAGATAATAGTGTGATTAAAAGATTAGACAATCAATCCTCAAGTGGTGATTATATACTAGATTTAAGTTCAAAATGGAGTAACTTAAGTTTAGGGAAACATAATGTAACAATTGAAGCAACCGATTTAAAAGGAGCAATAAGTACAAGAACTTGGACATTCACAAAAACAAACAGTGCTCCAGGAAAGCCCCAAATAATAAATTTGAAAAATAATATAAGGTTACCTGAAGATTTTAATATAGAATTTCAAATATCAAGTGATCCAGAGGGAGATGTACAAAAGATAAAAGCTCAGGTTGCAGATGATAGTAATTTTAATAGGAACATAAAAGAATTTTTATTTGAACAGGAATTAAGTAATAAGGATAGTGGTAAGAGTTTTAAAATTAAAATTTCAGGTATTGAAAAAAACACTACAAAATATGTTAGAGTGGGAAGCACAGATTTAGGAAGTAATACAACTTCGTGGTCAGAGTTTGTTGAAATTAAGATAGGTAATATTTTGGAAGTGCAAACACTTCCAAGTAAAACTCAATTTTATCCTTCAACAATAATATTAAAGGATAAAACAACAGTAGATAGTAAAGCAACTGCTGTTGTATATGCATGTAATAATGCATTGGATAAAACTCCAGCATGGGAAGATATAACTGTAGCATATAAAAGAAATGAAGCTTATGAATTTATAAATAAATTTAAAACAGCTGATACTTGGGCAGTTTCTGTTAGGTATGTAATAAATGCAAATGATGCAACAGGAGAAATATCTATAGAATCTATAGGAGTAGGGGTGAATTAATGTATGGCTAGAAAAGTTTTGAAAGATATACAGATAACACAAGAGCAACAATTAGAGGAGTTTGGAAGGATTATAACACAGGAGAAATTTAAAAATATGCAAAAGGATCAAATTATAAATAAGTTAGGCGAGGAATTGACTCAACTTAAGTTGCAACAATTACAAAAATAAATTGAAAGGTATAGGTGATAAATATGAGTTTTTGGCAAATGGCATATAATTTAGGATGGATAGATGTGGATAAAGAAAAGGCAGCTGAAAAGTTAAGAATTGCGGTAAAAACAGATATAAACCAATTTGGCGAAATTACACCAGAGGAATATAAAACCATTACTAATATAGATTTTGTAGCATAGTTGAGTCGCATTTGAAATATAAAGCGACTTAACTAAATAATTGAAAGGCAAAGTAAAGGACTAGAGATGGCCTTTTTATTTTGCCTTAATTTATAGAAATGGGGGTGCAGCATGGAGCAGAATATACAACAGGAAATTTTAGAAAGGATAGTAAGGATTGAAACTAAAATAGATGGATATAACAGTACAAGAGAAAGAGCTGACATGGCTTTTACTAAGGCTTGCCAAAACGAAAAAGATATAAGTGAAATAGAAGATAATTTAAAGTGGCTTTGGCGAACAATTGCTGGAGCTATTATTTTAGGGATTTTAAGTGTAGTTATTAAATTTCAATAGGAGGGATTTTTTATGAATATAAACATAATGGACTATATTATGGAACAGGCTTTAATACTTATACCAGTACTCTACGTGCTTGGGATAATGCTAAAACAAACAAGTAAAATTAAGGATTGGACTATACCATGGATCTTATTAATTGTGGGGATAGCTGGAGCTATAGCTTTATTAGGGGTTAATGCAAATGCGGTAATCCAGGGCATATTAGCTACTGGTGCGGCAGTATATGCTAATCAACTCGTCAAGCAGACTACACAGAAGAGGGAGGAATAGAGTAATGATTATAGGAATAGACATGGGGCATACATTAAGCGGAAATGACTATGGAGCAAGCGGAATAAAAGAGGAAAGTTTACTAACAAGAGAAGTAGGAAATAAAGTTATTCAAATGCTGCAGACTTTAGGGCACACAGTGGTGAATTGTACGACTGACGCAGCTTTTAATTTAAATGCATCGTTAGCATACAGAGTGGATAAAGCTAATAAGTACAATTTAGATTTATTTGTGTCTATACATTTTAATTGTTATAATAGCCAGGCACACGGATCTGAAGTGTGGACTTATGGTGGAAAAGAATTTGTAGAGGCTACTAGAGTATTAAAAAATTTAGCCGATTTAGGATATACAAACAGAGGAATTAAAGATGGTAGTAACTTATATGTACTTAGAAATACAAAAGCTAAAAGTATGCTTATAGAATGTTGCTTTATAGATAATAAAGAAGATGTAAATAGATATAATGCGGAACATATGGCAAGAGCAATAGTAGAAGGTATTGCAGGACAATCTATAGTAGTTAAACCAGTTCAAAAGGAGGAAAAGAAAGTGGATTTAATAGTATATGGGGAAGGTGCGGATAAAAGAGCAG